GGAAGGAGGGAATTCCCTCCTTCCTTTTTTATTCTATGATGAACCCATAGTTATAATACGCTCGGAAGAGGTGATTTGTTTATGGCAATTAATGGAAATCGATTGGGGTATGATGGATCCTTAACGGTTGATGAATATGGGAATAATAAAATTATCGAAACGCCAGAGATGATTCGAAATATCATTATATGGATTTTATTTGCAACACCAGGATCCTATCCATCCATTCCACAATTAGGATTGAATATTCGAGAATTACTGTATAGCCATTATGATGATTTAGATCCAAATCAATTGGCAAATCGCATCATTGCACAATGTGAAGAATTGTCCTATTATTTCAATAAAAAGGAATTATCGGTACGGAAACAAAAGTATTATAACCGGCCTGCAATCTATATTAACATTACCATTAGTGGCAATGTATATGGAGCAAACGATGATCATAGCAGCAATTATACGATTCTTGCAGCAATTGATGAAATGAATGAGTTGTTTATTGATGTCGATAGTTCTCCCTATAAGAAGAAATCAAAACTTCCAACGGAAAAGATTATCACAACATCCAATGAAAAATTGCAATCCATTCCATTGAAGATTCGGATCTGATTGGAGGTATCCTATGAAAGTTATTAATCGGAAAGAAGTAGAAGATCTCATTTATCGCGTCTTTGATAAATTGGATCCTACCGGCATTAATACCGATCATTATCGGAATATTTTCTCTGTTATGAAAGATGAAGAGTTTGCAAAATTTATGAAATCATTCTTGGATGATGAAAAGGATAATTTTGCATTCCAGCTCATCGATTATGAAAATAAACTTGATATGCAGAATTGTGAAAATGCTGCAAATGAATTGAAAATTCCACTCATGGAATATGTTTATCTTCCCCATCTAAATCGCGACCATAACAATGTTGTTGTTACGAAAGAAAAATGTCTGGTTGGATATTACAATGTAAAACGTACGCAGCAGATGCTTCATAAGAAAAATGGTATGACCATTAACAATGAAAAGGTATCCATGCTGACAGGACAGGTTATCAACGAAGATAAGAATTCGCGAAACAGTGATATTGAAGCAACAATGCTTGTCTCTATCGGTGCAGATAAAATCCTGCAAGAGTTACACGGACCACGTTCCGATGATATGGTTATGAAACGTGAGATGGAGAAATCCATTGCGCAGGATGGATACGTTGAGTTAGAATCCCTCACAAATGATCCTCGTAACAAAACAACGCTGAATACCGTCAATACCTATCTATTGGCTGCAGCATTGAAAACAGACTTGATTACAGATAGTTATATTCTTCCAAAAACACAAGAAGATATGGGTGTTTGATCGAGTAAATAAGATATTGGGAGCAACACTAAAATATAAAGTCGTGCTCCAAACGTATATATTGTAAGTTTGAGAATAAGGAGAGATATCCATGGTAAAAATTCAAGTTCTTGGCAACGGTCTCATTCCTCGTATGGGAATGCTTGCTCCAATCACGGAACCATTTCCGGTGGGTCGTATGACTGCTGCAACAATTCTGCAGACATCACCGAATCTCACGGTGAATTATCTCAATCCGAATGATGGGAAGTTCCATGCTCTGACCAATCAGAACATCACGCGAGTATTCGATGAGTTTGAGGATTATGAAGCTGCCACTACAGCAGAGGCGCCAGCGGAAGCACCGGTTGTGAATGAAACTCCCAATGAAACTCCCGCCGAAGTAAGTGCACCGACATCTCCTGCAGAACCGGAAGTAAATGATGCTCCAGTTGAATCTGATAAAAGCGAAATGGTTTCGGAGAATACGGAGTCGGATGAAACTCCAGAAAATACGGAAGATGTAGAAGAGAATGACGATCTTTCACCTGTCGAGGGTCGTAATTCAAAGAAGAAGAATAAGAGACACTAATCCAACAGATAAAAGGAGGGGATTTGTCCCCTCTTTTTATCTCTTATTTTATGATGAAAAGGAATGAATGAATTTTGGAAAAACCAGTTGTCGTTACCATCGACTTTAACAACTTTCTATTTCAATCATATTATGGAGAAAAACTTTACAATAGCAAAGGTCAAAATGTAAATGCTATTCGAGGATTCTTTTATAAATTGCGCGAATTGAAAGAAGCATTGAATCCAAATTATATCGTGATATGTAATGATGTCAGTCGCGAATCGACATTCCGACGGAAGCTATGTAAAACATATAAAGCGAACCGAAAACAGAAAGATGATGATATTTTATTTCAAATGAAATACACTCTTCATCTTTGCGGGCTACTAGGATATCCAATCATCAATCATGTTGAGTATGAGGCAGATGATGTCCTCGGCATGATATCTCGATATTGTATGGATCATGATATGTATTGCATTCTTGTCTCATCTGATAAAGATCTCTATCAATTAGTGAATGATAGTGTCTATGTATATTCCCCCCGAAACAAAGAGTATGTTGATGGGGGATGGTTGATGGAAAAGTATAGCTTAACACCAGATCAGTGGATTGAATTGAAGGTTATCCAAGGAGATCATTCCGATAATATCGTTGGGATTCCAGGAATTGGAGAAGTGACCGCATTAAAGCTTATGCGAGAATATCATTCGATTGAAAATATTTACAATCATTTGAATGAATTACAAGCTCGAACCAAAATGCTACTCGAGAATGGAAAAGATTCCATTCCATTAACAAAGACACTGGTAACAATTATTACAGACTTTACAAAATTAAATATCAATGAGGAATCATTCCAAAGAAAACCAATTGCATACGATGGAATCGATGCTGTATTATCTGAACTTGAGATATACTCACTAAGGGATATCATGCAGTACTCGTTATATAAATGACACGATATGAAGGAGTGACTATAATGATTCAGTGTATTTGTGAATCAAAGCTTTCCACAAGTTATGTGTTTCAAGATATTCGTGAAAAGTTGCAAGGGAATAGTGATCCAATGGTGCGAGCTGTGGATCTGATTAAGAATGCAAAGCATTTGACGATTGATGATATTGAAGGAATTTATATTCAGCTGAAGCAGTATACAAATTCTCTATCGAGAGCAGCGATTTCAAAATTTGAAAATGGGAATATCATTCTTCTCTATAATGATAATCCTGCAAATTCATTGACACAGACATTGCCATTCATGACATTTCGTCGAGCGGATACATATATCACATATCTGTTCATCGATCGTTTTGTGACGCACAATAAAGCAGGTGTCATGAATATCAGTGTCCCAATTCTTCATGATCTTCTCGTCGGTGCAGCCATTAGTAATGCACTGTATACGGACTATGCTCGGCTGACACAATCTCCATATTTAGAGAATACGCTGATGGAATCTTATATGGAGCTTTTTGTACGTATCCTCAATCGGGAATATGCAATTGGAACCGACAAACGTATTTTTGAATCGGCAAAATACTATATTCGAAAATTCTTCCTCATTCATATTTTCGGTTCCATTCATCCAATGGAGACCATTGATCAGGAAGCACTGGCGAAGCTAACGCATCTTAATGAAATGGATATCCAGCTTCTTAAATCCAATTGGGCGAATGCAAATCCATCTGATATTCGTGGACTGTTAGAACTATTAACAGAGCTTACGCCGCGAATGAAAACATTGGAACTTGGATCATTCCTATCGCAGTGGATCAATATGTATTACATGCCTGCGTTATTTGCAGTGGATACGATCGAGTATGTCATCTTTGCCGTTCTCACAATTCTGAATGGCAATAACATCATTTCGATTGGTGCTGCAAATACAATCAAAGATATTCGGAATATTAATTCCATTCGTGAGGAACTTTTGAAATTAATTCAGGTGAATTAATTTCATTAGAAAAGGAGATATACTTTTATGATTCAGCGTATAATTGATCAGGTTGAAATTCCGGAGGATATTGCAAAAGAACTATCCGATCTTCTTGTAAAGCAGGTTGTTCGGGAACGTGTACTTCTTGCATCGCTGTCCGATCCAGTAAAGTTTGAAGAAGCAGAAAAGCTTGTTCTTCCGATTACAGAAAAGATTGAAGCAATGAAGACACGAATTACACAGTCTTATATCCCTGAGAAGTATAATGATTCTAAATATATTTGGAATTATAACGGATATGCGGTTTCTCAGAATAAGATTGAAATCATTGAATCTGCGTGATGAAAATGAGAAGGGAATATTCCCTTCTCATTTATTATTTCATTGAAAGGAAATCAATATGCATAATCTCAAATTATTTGAAGAAGACTTTGATATCATCCATGGAGTATCTTTTGGGTATAAATATTGTGAGGATAATTTATACATTTATGGATCTCCACATGGATATATTATCGGATTGTATGATTTGAATTATGAAAATCGATGGAAATGGTTGTCTGAAAATGTTTATGATAGCCTTTTGGCCATAAAGCCGGATCTTACGAAAGGTGAGATCTATGATATTTACAAAGCCATCATTCATCTTTCCCGGCGTTATCCTACGTATTCGCCAATTCTGAAAGTTACACAGTCTATGTGTAATCAGTTCCAAAAATTGATTACTGCATATCGAGATCTCACGGTTGAATCAACATTAGTGGAATATCATAACTTGAGAAAAAGTTTCATTAAAAAATTCAATTGGGCAACGTATCATTTTCTGATCAATTCAATTTATGAGTATGATTTTAACCAAGATTATGCAGCAGAATATTTCAATGAATACATGGAACGTCGGGTTGATAATGAAGTTATATGTATGAAATATTATGATGAACATTATAGGTTCGGGTGATAGAATGAGAGGGGATATCCCCTCTC